GAATAAATACCCCAAGGGTTTCATAGCTTTACATCACATCTTGAATCCGGAGATTCAAGCAGCAGTCTTCCTGTGTGACCCTTGGCAGGCGGCTTGGCATGAACCAAACGGTGATTGCCTGTTGAACGAAGGTCATATTCTTGGTGAAGCGGAGTTTTACATGAAGTTCTCAGACCGATTCTTGATAGGCACCTGGAGGTATGGGCCCAATATTGCCAACTTTTGGCGTCAACCCACTTTCAACAAATCTGGTAGTGGTTTTGCTTTCAGCGACCACATGCCCACATTGTTCACTGATATTAAGCGATTTTGGCCAAGCTTGAATGATGAATCTTGTAAAGTGATGTGGGACAATCGTTTGGAGTTGTACGCTGCTCATGTAGATACGATGTGGGCTGACCAAGTTCGGGCTTATACCACAAACACGATGGCAGGTAGTCAGGGACTGGGCGCTGTGTTGGTCGTTGTTGAAATTGATGAGAAAATAATTCGTGGCGGAGATCCTCGTATTCTTTATGCAGCCATGACTCGTGGCTCCTATTACCTTTTCGTCCGCAAATGGGTCGATAATGGCATGAATCAGGCCTATGTCCAGCAACACCCGGTTTTAAAACATTTGGAATATTATCGGAGGAATTACATTCTGGGTCAAACGCCGCGAATTCAAGCAGAGCATTCAGTTTGCATACGTGACATTACTTTCAGTGCTCCACCCAACATGGAATTTTACTTGGCTGGTCCTCCCGAGAAGTTAGTCAATTGGTCATTTGTCTCGCAATATTATAAGGATGATCAGTTAAATCGTTTCATTGATCCGGATAAGACCAAACCAGTGGACGAGAAAAGGGCAGGAGCACGCTTAAGGTTCAATGATGATCGCTTCAAAAACAATTTGTATTACCCTTTTTACCAAACGCACGTTGACGAAGTTGAACCACTCAATTTTCTTGATATGGAAGTTTTAGAAACTAATCCGTCACCAACAAAAGTTGTCACCTCGATTCCGATTGCTAATCAAGAAGCATTTATTGAAAAACACGTTTCCATGAATTTGCCGAATCAACCAAATGAAATCTGGGATCCTAAACGTGGTTTATCAACCCAATTGCCTGATTGGAGGATCAGACGGAGGGACGCTGTGGAAATTGCAAAAACTGTTCTTAAGTCTCTCAAAGGAAAGCAACGCAAAGAGGCTAGACATTTATTGGAGCAACTTCCTCATGATGTGAGCCCACTATACGCCAGTACAAAAATGCTCAATTGGGGTTTGAATCAGAGTTCTCAAGACTCAGTTTCTTACCAAGCAGCAATGAAACAGCGCATCAATTATTCCACATTTGATGAGAATTGCATGGACTATTTGGGAAATATGGACTTCGGTGACGCTTGTGCTGACGCTCTATTCAAGTATCTAGGCTGGGACAAAAATTTCACTTGGGATGATGAGCTTTATAATGACTGCGTGGTTGGATTTCAAGAACGTCGTGGTTCAAAAAGTGAATCATTGCGAATGGCGGCTATGAATCGTAGTGATCCTGA